CTTCTCCATATAGCATCTTCTTCACTCATAACTTCCATCATATATTCTTGATAGAATTTTTGAGGTTGACCTGAATCAGCGTAGAATTTTTTCTTTTCTTTTATTTTTGAGATTGGAAAGAATGATTCCCAAAGAGGAGTATTCTCATCAATTAATGCTTTGTATGTAATAACTTTCCAAGAAAAATCTTTATTATCTTTTTTAGCTTTTGAATAATTGTTAATAAGATTATTAATAAAAGAATCATAATGTACAGGAGTGCCATTAACACGGAGACGACCGGTATGAGGCTCAATAGCAGGATATACAACAGCCGTGACAAGATTTGCATTCTTATCTCTGGCCTCTCTCGTAATTGTATTCGCTTCATGTTCAAAGTCATCAAGAACAATTAGATCATATCGCTTATGAAGTTTAGCTCCTCCTCGTATTCCCGCAACATTACTTTTTGATATGAGTTTACATCCATTTGTTACCTCTATATCTTCTTCTGTCCATTTTTTCCCTCGCATTGGGCCAAAGTAATATTTAATCTTATCGTTATATTCAAGATGATGTTTAATATAATCCATATTACCCACACTTAGTTTTTGTGTAGCTGATACCCAAGCATAAAATAGGAAGTTTTCTTTACTTGCAAATACAAAATCTTTTACAATAGAAGCTTTGGTAAGGACAGTTTTACCATGACCTCTAGGAATAATAATTGCAGTTTGTTTTACATTCCTATCATCAATCGCATCTGCAATTTCATAATGGAAGAAAGGAGTCTCACTTCGCATAAAATCATCTGGAAGAAAAAGTTTTCCAAATGATATAAGGTCTTTATATGCTAATTGTAAAGCTTCTTCAGCTTTGTTTACGTTCTGACTGTTTATATTTGCCATCTAGATACTTTTCTAATTTTTCAGATTGTTTTGTCATATCTACAAAATCATTAAATACAACTTCAAACTTTTGTAACCTATTTGCAATAAAAAATACAGTTCTTTCTAAATCGTCTATTCTTCTTCTTAAATCATGTTTCGTTAATGATTTTCTTTGCTTCATTAAATTCTCCCTTTATGCATTTTAAAAATCTCTCCATAATTCTTTTTGCCTTATCTTGGTTCCTATCTAGTAATATTATTACTTGACCTCTTATAATTGATTCTTGAAGCTCGCTCATTTAAATTCTTTTTTCTTTCCACCGAGGTATTCATATGCATGACCATTTAATTTTAATAGTTCATTGAGGCTTTCTTTTTCGTCTTTAAGAAAAATCTCACCAAGTACTCTTCCGTACTTACCAAGACCGTGAGATTTTAATGTAAACTTGCCTTCATCAGTTTCTTCAAGCATTTTCTTTGTATATGCTTTAGCCTCTAATCCTTTTTTCTTCTCTTCTAAATTCCTAGTTCTTGACTCCCAAGTATCCACTCCCATAAATCTTATCCTCTTTTTTACCCAAGTATCAAATCCCAAATCTATCATAGCATCGCAAGTATCTCCATCAACTATCCTCACTAAAGTAGCGTTATATATGAATTTATCTAGTTTTTTCATTCTTTAATTTAAAATAGTTTTGCCTAAGAAATGTGATATATTCTGCAGCTGTTAATGGATTAAAAATAGTTGTAATAAGTCTATTATCATCATCTTCGTATCTAGGGTCAATAATAGTAACTGGGCAATTAAATATATTTTTATCATCTAGTCCTAGTTTATCTGCATAACTATCCATTATTTTAAAAGATGCTACTTGTAAAGCATGGCTTATTAATCCACTTGCTGGGTTTTTTATTACTTGGTATCCAGAAACATGAGTATGCCCACAAGTAAGCACATGGTCTGCCCACCCTGTTTGAGCAGCACGAGCAACTCCATGAGCAGTATTCCATATACTATTACCTTTAAATGTATGTCTCGCATTTATTCTTATCTCCTTTCCATTAGGAAATACAAGATTCATCCTAGCTCCCCATTTCTCATATAATCCTTGATGGTCTCTCATTATAAAATCTAAAGGGTCTCCATCCCCACTCCATACATCATGGTTTCCAGCTACTAAGTATAACCAATTTAACTTATTTACAAAGTATTCAGTAAGTCTCCATGATTCTTTTGCAGAAGTAGATTGCTGTCCATATAAAGATGATAATCTACCTATCCAATTATTCTGTATGTCTCCTAAATTCCCAGCGAACATACCCTCAGTCCCATTAATTACATTCATAAAGTGTAATATTTGAGATATATCTGTACCATCATCATCTACATGAGGGTCACCAAAGTGTGCAATTGCTATAGGCCCTTCAATATTTATATCTATTTTAATTAACTTTCTATTATTTTTAGATATTTTTTTTCTATCATATTGTTTTTGTCTATACTCTATTAAATCTTTAATAGGTATATGTTCTGGATCAATATCTTCTACTTTAAATGGATTTTTTTCTAATATTGTAGGTTTTACAGTTTTTCTATTACAAGCAGTACATAACCATTTTTGTTTTTTAGCATTTGCCCTATAAAGAAAACCGCTTTTATGAATTGATCTTGCACCGCAATGTGGACATCCTATAATATTGCCATCCGCATCTTTCCTAATGTCGTCTCCCAAACTCATTATTACCCCTTTTTTGTTTATTATTCCTCTGAATTTACTTCATTTAATTTATTTGTTCTTGAAGCTCCTTCAAGTTGTTCAGGTGAAAATCCCTGAAATACCCCTAGTAAACCCATTTCTTTTTGTTTTATAGTATTACCTGAGGTCCCCACAATTTTACCTAATTCTTTTGTTGATTGTAAGATAATGTTATCATCCTCACTGAAATCTGCAAGATTTTTTAATTTTCCTAGAATGTACTCATGGTCTATACCTAGACCTTTCGCTACGTCAAGAACTGATTTTTCTATTTCTTTCATTACTCTTTCCTGTTTTAATAAAATTGTTGCTTTCTTCCTTGCCTTTTGGTTTGACATTTCTGAATATGCTTTTTTATATGCATCTACAGCTCCCATACCAGTGACAACATTTACTGCAAATTCTTTTTCTTTATTAGTAGTCTCTTTTCTTTTGTATATCCTATCAGAAGTATTCTTTATATTAGTAGAGAATGTATATCTATTAGGATGATTACTAAAGTCTGTATCCATCTTTACATTAGGCCTATTTAAGAAACTCCCAACTACAGTCCTTACCCATCCTTTTGCAAATTTATAATTTTTTCTATCAGAATGGTGACTAACTTCTTTTGAAACTTTCAATAATTGAACAATTCTATCATCATCAGAGTATACCCAACAATTTTCATCTGCATTTCTCCAATCTGGATGAACAACGGTATTAGGATGGTCTTTCTTAAATTCGTCTAAATCCTCATAAACGTAATGAGGTACTCCTTTAATTAATCTCTTTTCTGACAATTTTTCTCTCTTTCTTTAATTCTTCTATCTGAACAGATAAATTATCTATTAATTCACTTACCTTCTCATGAATCATAAATACATTACCATCTACCTCTATAGGTATCATAGAATCAGATAAATTCTTCAATACGGATTCTTGCACTTTTACAGGTAACTCAGATAACTCTTCTATAAACTCAGCCATAATAATTTTCTTATACCTTATTTTTCCCTTCCCTACCACCCTATAAATTTAAAGCTATAGTCAACTAAATCAAAGTAATTTGCCCAAGTTATTTACCTAAAAAAATTGTAGGATTTTGATGCTTAACCTTTTTACCCCATATACCCCCCAAAGGGGGGATTTCGCAAAGCGAATTTACGTTATAATTCATTTTATAAATATTATATGATATAATTAATAACTAAAAGGAGGCAGATATGCCAACATGGGAAGAGCTGAAAGCAAGAGCTGGAAAATACATCAATCAATTGCTAAACGAACATGAGTCAGCACCATCATTTGGTGCGTACAATAAATTGTTAGGTAAGAGAGCTACCAGCAAGAGAGATGTAGTCAAGGCAGCAGTAGAGAACATCAAGCTTGTCAACCAAATATCTCAGATGCTTTATCAGAAAGATGTAGTAACATTTGATGATGAAGATGTCAAGATACCTAAGATGACCATTAACGATTAAGGGGTTTAATTACCCCTTTTTAACCACTTATTTGTCACTGCTGGTGCGAATAAGAGCCTGAGTTGGTGCAATATGTGTAAGTGCATCCACCAAGTTACAGTCTATGATATGGGATATTATCTTCCGTATTTGTATCAACTTGGGCATTAACTATTGAGGGATAGAGTTGAACCGAAGACATTAAATGTAGGTAACACTACAGCTCTACCCTCTTAAATTATAATTAATAACAATAGGAGTAAATAATGAGTAAAAATGATTTTGTATATGGAGATAGAGATTCAATGAATCATACATATAAAGTAATTAATAATATTAACAATTCAAGAAAAAAGGAAAAATATGCTAACAATTAAAGAATTACAAGATACTGTGCCAGACCTTATTGGCAAGATATATATGGAAGGTCAGGTTACAGTTGTGGAGATACCTCATGGTAGAATTAAAATAATGCCAAAGCATCGTAAGCCTCGTAATAATTTTTTCTATCAAAACTGGTAAACAATAATTTTGAAAGACGTAAGTCCTGCGTTTCCAACACAGACTATTTATAGTTTGTGGGTGTTTTGGATACACCAGCGCAGGCAGAAAATTTATGGGCACTGTTCCCTTCCACTCACAACTACAATGTATGTGGTAAATAGACCTCCGCATCGTCTTAGCAGTGCCCTATTATTTGACCTTAAAGTACAGTCAATGTCTTAGACAAACTTGTGTATATACCAACGTGTCAATGTACGGCTTTAGGGTCAATAAATTTACTGACGAGTAAACAGGTGTTGATATATGCATGGAGGTGTCAATTATCTGATAACAAAGTTCCTAGCTGTGTAGCATGCGAACGGACTTATGAATACTACCCATGCTCGAGGTTGAGCAATACTAGATAAGACTCTTGCCTGCTACCTTAAAAGAAGAAATGCAGGCTTTGAATTAAGTGCAAGCTAGACACAATGTATTTGAAATTTTATTCAAATTAGATAATCAAACACAAAACCGTTTAGCTTGTGCTTATTAACCAATAATAAAAGGAATAACAATGAATGATAAAAAATATCATAGTGAAAAAAAACTTAGTTTAAAAGAAATAGAACACGAATTAGATTTATTATATGACAATGCAGGCGATAAGTCTTGGGACAATAATGAAATGATGAAGATATACAAAGAAGGATACGAATTTATGTATGAAGAATATAAAAGAAAACGTCTTTGGCATATGGCTCAAAGAGATGCTTTTGAATTAGCATTAAATTTATTTAGAAAAATGAGATAAAATAAGGAGTAAAAAATGAGAAGAAGTAAAATATTAAATGTAAAACATAAAGATGATATAATTATATCTCTTGAAAAAGAATTAAGTATGAAAGAGTATCTTATGAGAAACTATGAAAAAAACGAAACACTTATAAATGTATGCACTGGTAGAATAGAATCTCTTAAATGGTGTCTTGGATTTGATGAATTAAATAAAGAAGAAAAGGAGTAATTATGCCAGTATTAACAAGTAGAATAGCATACAAAGAATTAAATGATAGTGGAAAATCTCGTAAACAAAAAGATGTTATTATGTCGGCTATAATATCTCATTGTGATTTAGATAATTATGATGGTAAAGGAATGTCTCTTAGAGAAATATGTTTATTAACTGAATATGAAATAAATGCTGTTAGTGGAAGAGTAAATGATTTAAAGAAAGAAGGTAGATTGGAAACTATTGAGAAGAGACATTGCACTGTAAACAAAAAATCTCTTATTGCTCCAGTAATACCTAGAATGAATGTATTAGAACAAGAAGAAGAAGGTAAATTAAAATTATTATTGGGAATGAGAGAATACAAAGATATTGAATTTAAATATGGCAATGGAGGTGAATATAGATATTTTAAATATGGTAATTGGAAACAAGTATTTCCAAAAGATTTGGATTATTGTCAGATTAATAGCAATATTCAATTAGAAGAGATAGATTTTTATGATGATGATAGAGGACGTCTATATCATTATAAAATAACATTAAATCTTTAAATAATAATTGGGGTGTAAAAATATTAACTGATAAAAATAGAATGATACCTTTTTAACATGCTATGGTATTGTTGTAAATAATCGGTTGGCTTGCAGATATGCAATCACCCCAATAAAACAAAGGAGTAAAACATGAGATATTATTGGGAAGCTTTATTTAGTGTTGAATATTTTCCATATTGGGAATTTTCAATGTTAATGATGCTAGTATTAGTTTTAAGTATTTTATGGAGAATACATAGAATAGAAAATAAAATAAATATATTAGATGAGAATGTTAACCTTACATTAGATGAATTGGAGGATAGATGAATTTTAAATTAGTTTATGATAGAGATTTAGCAAATGGTACTTGTTATCAAAGTGAAATAGAAATTATACCAGAGAAATTAGTTAATACATTTGGAACGCCCTTAGAAGGTTCCGGTGATGGCAAAACATCTGGAGAATATTTATTTAAAAGTAAAGAACCTGTTCCAAATAATTGTAATAATTGTGATATTTTTACATTATACGACTGGAAGTGGACAACTTTATACGATGAAGGTAATCCATTTACACCTAAAGGATTTTGGAAACTTGACAAACCAATAAGATTTAATATTGGAGGTAAAAGTAAACAATATATTGATAATTTTAAGAAATGGATCAAATCAACTGTTGACTCTAACTATTGATATTATTAAATTTACAAGACATTTAAGGAGAGATAAATGGACATTAAAGAGATTTACAGTGCCTATCTAAAACATCAAGACACACTAAGAGAAAGAGATAAACATGTCTTTCACGCTTCATCTGCTGGTAGTTGCTATAGAAAACAAATGTATTCCTATTATGATTTTCCATCTGATTCAAAAGATGATAAGTCATTTAGGTTATTAAGACTTGGAACATTAGTACATGCTGATTTAGAAAAAGCAATGTCTATGTATGAAGATAAACTTGCTGATATGCAATTACCAGAAAGTCCTATTAAAAGAAGTATTCATATTGAAGAAAAAGTAAAATATGAACCATTAGACGTTGTAGGAACTTTTGATGTTGGTGAGTTAATAAACAACAATGTTTCAAGAGAAGTTGAATTTAATCTATATGATTATAAAACTGCAGCTGCATATAAATGGACTACAAAGTTTGGATTAAAGAAAAATAGAATAGCTGGTAGTGATACTAATTACAAACTTCAATTAGGAACTTATGCATTAACAGTAAGACATACATATGAACCAGATAGAATCAATATGTATTTAATGTGGTACAATAAAAATACATCTCAAATGAGAGAGCAAATTGTTAGTAATGAATGGATAGATAAAGCATTTGAATATTGGACAGAAGTATATGAAATGAAAGAAGATATGGGGAAAGGATTCGGAGATGAATTAGTGCCTGAGATTACATATGGTGTACCTGTAGCAGATTGGGAATGTAGATACTGTCAGTATTATAGTATCTGTCCTAGTACATTAGCTGATAAAAAAAAGAAATACTAAAGGAGAAAAACAATGAAAATAATGACATCAAAAGAGTTAATGAAACCTTTTACTAGTGAACAAAAAGAACAACTCAGATCACAAGAAACAAGTTATAGACGAGGTTATCGTCACGCTTATTCTCAAGCTTTAGATGATGTTCAAAGAGGCACGCCAATGAATAGGTTATACAGTTTCTTTAATAAAGAATTAATGCAGTGGACTTATTTTAAAGATACCAAGTCTAGAGAAGGTGAGACAACGGTATTTCCACCAGTATATATTGGAGTAAGAAAAAATGAACAATAAAAATGACATAATAGTAGTTGATGAGCAAATGCTTCAAGCTACTGATATAATAAGAAAGGCAATAACAGACAAACATAAGAAAGTATCTAGAATTAAGACTCCCAAACCTTTCATTAAGAAAAAGATGGGATTGGATTATGTAGAATTTTCCTATATGAGAGAGATTGCAGATAAACATTATCCAGGTTGGTCTTGGACAATACAGAAAACTGAAGTATTAGGAA